GGTCGTAAACGTCGGGGTGGTACCAAATACAAGCGCACCAGAGCCGGTTTCATCGGTAACAGCAGAGGCAAGGTTGGCGCTGGATGGCGTCCCAAGGAAGGTGGCAACGCCTGTTCCAAGGGATGTTATGCCTGTGCCGCCATTAGCAGCAGCTAGTGTACCGCCCAGGGTCAACGTGCCAGTGGTTGTAATTGGCCCGCCAGTTAGCGTCAGCCCTGTCGTGCCGCCTGAGCCGCTTACCGAAGTGACGCTGCCGCTGCCTTTATTATTAAAGGTCGTCCAATCGGTGCTGGTAAGGTAGCCGTTAACAGAGGTCGTAGCTGCGGCCATGCTAATAGCCGGCGTGGTTCCACCGCTTGAAACGACAGGTGCGGTGCCGGTTACAGAAGTGACCGTACCACTGCCCTTATTGTTAAACGTCGTCCAATCAGCAGATGACAACGCGCCACGATTGCTGGCAGAGGCTGTGGGAACGTTGAGCGTAATAACCGGCGTTGTTGTGCCAGTAGCTACCGTAGATGATAAATCTGTGCCGGTTGTACCAAGCGTTATGGCCGCAACGCTTGTGACGGTGCCAGAACCCTTGTTATTGAACGTTGTCCAGTCAGTGCTGGTTAGATAGCCGTTCACGGAAGTCGTGGCAGCAGCCATGCTGATGACGGGTGTCGTGCCGCCCGTAGATACAACCGGCGCAGTTGCGGTTACAGAAGTGACGGTTCCGCTGCCTTTGTTGTTAAAAGTAGTCCAATCAGTTGACGATAATGCACCGCGATTGGTGGCTGAAGCGGTTGGCACGTTTAGCGTGATAACCGGCGTCGTAGTGCCGTTAACAACCGTAGACGTTAAATCCGTGCCGCTAGTGCCAAGTGTGAGCGCGGCAACGCTTGTAACCGTTCCAGAGCCGTCACCAGTGGCCGTTATTGTTCCGGCTGAGTATGTAAGCCCGCTACCCACAGTGACGCTCTGTGAGGCTCCTGTGGCGTCAAAACCCATAAGGGTGTTGATAGTGCCGGTAAAGGTGTGTTCCGCGTTCCAATTAGACGGGCGAACGACGCTTGCATCCGATCCATCTGGGATGGCGGATACAAATGTGTGCGTAAGCGAAACGGCCATTAGAAGTCCCTATTGAACGATTTCAACGCCAACTGCACGCCCGTCAGGTCCGCGAACAATACGCTTAGGCGCTGTGGCGGCTCTAGAAGCTTCTTCAACCCTGCGCGTTATATCAGCAGCGTTTTGAATGGAATAATCGTGCATTGCCGCGACGTTATTGTGCATATCCGCCAGCATATTAGCGTGGCGTTCAACCTGACCCGTCAGGTCTTGGATAACCCCATCTTTAGCAGCGGCTTGAGCGTCAATGACAGAAACATCAAGGCCAGGGTTAGCTGCAATGCGCGCCACCATGATCTTCGTGGAGGCATCAAGCATTGCGTTCCACTTATCAAATTCCTCCCTTGAAGCGTTCTCTTGCATTTTAAGGGTGACTTCATGCTTTTGGCGCTGGTCTTCCAACTTAAATTCAAGTTCAGCCTTCATTTGCGCGATCTGAATGTCCGCTTGGGCGCGGCCTTGTTGGATTTGCGTATCAGTCTGCGCCTTAAGCTGGGCGGCTTGCTGCTCAGATTGCATCTTGAGCATTTCAGGTGTGGGTTGCGGATTAGCGTCGTTTTCAGCAGACTTCTGCGTCAGCTTCTGAAGCGCAACGTCAATCGTACCTTCAATGGTGCGGGCTTGTTTAAAGCCAGCAACGGCAAACTTAATCATTTCCAACAGCATTGGAGCCAGTTCCGGTGTGGATTGGCCGGCTGTTACGGCTTCACGCAGGAAGTTGGAGAAGGCATTAAGGAACTCAACGCGATCCTGTTTGGCTTGATTTTCATCAAGTTGAACCAAGCTATCGGCATCGACTTCAATGCGGAAATTGCGAAGCGGGGTGTTAGCAATGAGTTGTAACGCTTGCGGGATTAATTGCTGATCATCAACACTCATTTGCCCAGCAGCGGCATAGGCCAATAGCGTCTTGGGTTGGAACTTGGTGCAGATGATTTGCGCTTTTAGGCGTAGCAGTTCCGTAGCAAACATTGACACGGATTCTTGCATAGCCCGCAAACGAAGACCGGCATACTGACCTTTAATCTGCTGCGCGGTAGCAGTTTCAGACGCAGCGCCTTGGCCGCGGATAATGTCCGAAATGCCCGTAATTTCGTAGATCTGACCCTTGATTTGCGCTTGCGCCTGGTAGCATTGCAGCAAGGCGTTAGCGAGCGTGTCGATGGGCAAAAGGTCAATACTGCCTCTCAAGCCGCCCTTTTCGCTAAAGGCCATCCACTTATCAATGGGGATAAGCGTATTGTTGTCGCCTTCTGTTAGAAGACGCTGCAGCGCCGGCTGGGAAGCATCGTAAACGCCGCGAACGCGCAGGGACTTAACTAGGCCGTCAATGCGGTCAGTTAAAATGTCCAGTTCGTTAGCTTGGTCCTGATAAAGCGTGAAATCAGGGATTGGAACCAAGCTATCGGTTGTCGTCGTAGAATAAAGCGGCTTGGGACACGGGAAGAAGCCTTCCAGTTCTAGCGGATCATAGCGCTCATCAAGCAATTCAGGAAAAGACTCATGCAGCCAATAAACGCTGCCTGATTCCTTGTCCCAAAGCTCGCAAATCTTGGCACGGTCGTTAATTTTGTAACTGCTGCCACTGCCGTACTTCTGTGCGCTGTCAGGGCTGCTATCGGTCGGAATCTTTTTAGCAAGCTTGGGGCCAAAGCGTTCAATCAACGCAGCGCGGGTCATGTAAACCCAGCGCCAAACGCAGGTTACTTCTTCCCAGGTGCGCGCTGACGAATGCCCGAAATCCTTCCAATGCACATAATCAGTCGGAGCGCATTCGTATTCAATTTCTTCCGGCTCCTCTTCATCGCCGGCAGTCATGTCGGTGGGATTGTTATCTTCGTGGCTCTGAATGTCTTCCGTGACCTGGAATCCGTTTTCAGGAACGTCTTGCTTCTTAATGTGCGGATCGTAACGAACCCAGGCAACGCCACGACCACCCAAGAACCTGTCTTCGACGGAGTTCTTCATCGAGGCGCGGAAATCAGGGTAATGCTCAATTTCGTAATCGAGCGCCCGTTCGATCAAAAGCGAAGCTACTCGGCCAACGGGGTCATTGTCGCTAAAACGCCTAGATACGCTAGCTTTAGGCATCTTGGCATAAACGGCAGGAACCAGAGTCTGTACGTTTGACCAAAGAATGTTGAACTTAGCCGCTTCATTGCCAAGCGAAGCCTGGCGCTCATCGTCGCGGTAACGACGAATGATCTTCTTAGTGCGGCCTTCCCACTTTTTAAACTCGTTGTCATACGCATGAATGACGTTGAGCCATTTTTCCACAGACGGGGTTACAATTTCCATTGGCTGTGTCCGTTAACTATTTATTGCGATTGGAAATCGCAGCCGCTTTAGATTTTGCGTCTTGCTTACTTGATGCGCCCCACGCCCTTAGCGCTAATGCTAACCGAGTGGGTTTTCCGTCTTTTTCCATTGGCCCAGGCATACCGCCCATACGAGCAAGAAAGGATGCACGACGAGGATTGTCGCCGGCCTTGACCGGAGCCTTTAGAGTGCCGCCTGTTTCAGCTTTGTAGGAAGCGCGCCCTTTGGCGTTCAAACCGCCTTTGGGGTTCTTGCCTTCTTTGCGTGTCCAGGCCGCAGTCATTCTTAATAAGCCTTCTTTGCAGTCTTTGCAGATTCCTTAAAAGCTTTCGCAGTCGGAGCGCCTTCAGACCCAGGCTTACGCATAGTTTCACCAGAACCGCTTTTGATACGCTCCTGCTTTGCCAAGATATTAGCATAAAGACCTGGCTTATTCATGCTGAGAAGACTCCAATGGCAATAACCGTACAGCCGGCACCCGTGGTCACTTTCCACGCCCCACTTGCTGACACTGCGTTAACTTCAACACTTAAAACGCCAATTGGAACGCCAGCTGCACCCGTTTGAATTACAATTGAAGTTGATCCGTCCAAAATCGTTACGCTAGACGTTGCAGCAGTTACGCCATTGATAATTAACCTGTGAAGGTAATCACCAACAGCCCCAGTTCCACCTAGAACTTGAGCAGTTTGGCTAGCCGCAACGGTTTCGTACTGATAGCGATAGGGGTCATTTACGCCGCTCATATCCTGGTCCTTCTTGTCTTGCGCTGCCCCGCCCACATGTCGTTAAGCGTTGCCGTGTTACCAGGCCCAACGATAAGCGGCCTCTCTGCTGCATTCATACGCTTAGAAGGTTCGTCACGCCAAGCAATTGCGAGCATACGCATCGCATCTGATCCGTGGCTAGTCCAATCATGCTTGGGAGAAGACCTAAAAGACTTCTTATCCTCGTCCCATTCACGCTGGTACTGCCGAAGCGCCTCAATACCCTCTAAACACTTTTCCTCATCAAAATAGCAACGCGGAAGCGTCATTCTTACGGCTTGAATTCCATCCTGAACACTTAAATCAGGCACAATAGCTAAATTAGAAAGCCCTAAAAACTCTCCAAGCTGCTCAATAATAGACTTTCCTTGTGCCGCAAGCGTTTTAGCCCGCGCATCGTGCGGTAGATGGTGCTTTGAATAGTGATACGGCTTCTTTAGCACCACTTTTGCGATCTCTGGGATGCTAGCGCCCGAAACAGAGTGATAATCAATAATGTGGATCTCACCCTTGACCACCTGATACCACCAAATCGCAGTATCATCGCGGTAGCCCAAGTCCCACGCCGTATAGGTGCTTAGGCTAGGGTCATATTTGACCTCAGTAATGCGGCCATCGTCCGCAGCATGACGCATCTCAACGCCATAAAACGCCCCAATGATAGCCGCTTCGAAGTTAGTCTCGTATTCCTGCATAAACTGGTCTTCGGAAATCTGCGCCTTAACCGCATCAATTTCACTCTGCGGCAAAATACCGCTGTCAGACGCCCTAAGCCGCAGACTAAACCATTCCTCTGGATTCATCCTGGACGTCTGGTAAACATCCCAGAACTGGTTCTTGCCTTTGGGCGTCCCCATGAAAACCGCCCAGCCCTGCTTGTCAGAAAGCGCCGGCCTGATGATTGAACCCCAAACACTAGGCTTAAAGTCGCCAAACTCATCCAGCAAAACGCCATCAAAGCCAAGCCCACGCATAGCATCAGCGTTATCAGCCCCGAAAAGACGGATCTTCGCACCGTTAACCAACGTAATCTCAAGTTCCTGCTCATTCGCCGCTTCAGAGATCGGAGCCGCATACTGCTTCAAATATCCCCAAGCCACGCTCTTGGCCTGACTCCTATACGGCGCAATATAGCCAAACAGCGGGTTGCGGCTCTTACACATAACCGCAGCGCGAATAAGGTCGTTAATCGCAGAGACAGTCTTACCAGCCCGACGATGCGCCACCAGACAAGCCCAGCGCTGTTTGCGCTGATGGAATGCTTTGAACGCCTCTCGAGGCGAATAGTCTATTACGACTTCTCGTCTTGCCACTGAATCACCAGTTCGACCGGACCCTCGTCCTTGCCCGTAACCTCAGTCCTAGACAGCTTCGGTACATGATATTCAATCAAGTCTGAAAAGCAGGCAAACGCAGCCTTAGGGCCGTCACGCTCGTAAACCTCGTCAAGCCACATCTGCAGCCGCTGACTGTTGCCGTCAACAAAGCTGGCAATCATCTCCCTAGCAGCCTTAGAGCTTTTGTCCTTTGACCCTACCTTGCGGCCTTGGCCTTGGTACTTAAGCGGAACTTTAGCGTGTGGGTTAGCCATCGGCACGCACTCCTTAGATTAGGAGATGATTTACGGCGACGTTGGCAGTGTTGTCAATGTTACGTTTTACGAACAAACCGTTTTGGGGGTCCCAGATATGGGAGGGGCCTATACATATATTCACACCCCCCCCGTCGGGATTGATGGGGGGCCGGCCTCCGCCCTGGCAGACCGCCCCTGCCCCCCGCCGGCGCGGCCCCTGCCCGATCGCGTGGCCACAGCTGGGCGCAGATGGTCCGATCGATAGCCGCCGATCGGTGCGGCAATGGCAGCGCGAGATGGCTGTATCCCAGCGCATACCATGACACGATGCAGCCGTGAACAAAACGTGATCAATGAACGTGTCACACTATAGTAATGACTGCATATGGTAGCCGCATGGCAGCAAAAGGCTGCAAAAGAACGTGAAATTCGGACACTGCCTTTTACAGCCATGGGTATACTTACCCATGGCATGGCAGCATTTGGCACGGCACTAAACGGCAGGGTTAAGAGGCTGAGCCTGGCCTGGTCTGAGCGGCCTGGATGGTCGACGCCACGCATGGCTGAGCGCAGAGATAGTCCAATTTATTGACTAAATAAAATCCACCCCCATGCATTATTCGGTTTACACAACATCACACCTCTGCTCTAACCAATTTACCGGCCCGCAAGGGCGTCCAAACGAAAGCCAAGGACCACCGCAATGAACCCCACTTTTAAAGCTGCCCGCGCCCTGGTGCAGATCACGGACAACCTGACTGCCGAACTGCAAGAGCGCGGCCTTTCAAACGCAAATTGCGAGCCTTTCTGGGCCGCCGTGCGCAGCGCCTTCATGGCCTTGGAAGCAATCGACGAGGCTTATACCGACGCCTCCGCTGTTGCCAGCCGGGGGGCCTGACACCATGCACATCTCAACTCGTATCCTGCTCTGCCTAGCTGGCCTCGGCCTCGCAGTCCTCGGCTGCACCCTCGGCGCAGCCACCGTCGCCCCCCTCATCATCATCGCCTCCGCAGCCATCGGCGCGGCTGGCATCCTGGCCATGATGGCCAGCGTCACCCGCTAGCCCCCAGCATCAAGGACCCCCGCCATGTACAACATCATCGACCGCCACACCGGATGCATCGTCGGCCACGCCAAGACCCTCTCCGGTGCGCGCCGCGCCGTAGATCGCCGCGACAACGCCTACGGTGCCTACCGCTACTTCCACCGCCTCGCCGCCTAACCCACAACCTCAAACGAAAGCCAAAGCCATGACAACCGTCACCGT